TGCTATCTACTGGCGTTACAATGGAGCAGTTGTTTGGTAATGACGCTGTTCCTAGCATCAATGCTCGTGTCATTACCAATGAACTCGACAGACGACTAGGCCCGCTTGAACAGCAGACCAAAGCAGCACAAAGGCAGCAACAGATTGAGCAGACTGCACAAGTGCAGATGGAAGAATTTGTCGCTAGTCATCCTCATGCTGAGACACATGGTGTGGAAATCAGCAACTTAGTATCACAACATGGCTTGACGCCAGAACGTGCATACTTTGAGCTTCGTAGTTGGGTAGAACGCAGAGGCTTCGATTTTACGTCACCACTCCGACCGCAGATTGAGCAAGCTATGCAGCGCCAACGTGGTAACGGCAGTGGACGTAGAACAACTCCCGGCGGTATGCGCGGGGCAAGCAACGTCCCTACTCAAAGCACTACAAATTCGCGTGCAGACTTCAGGAGCAATGCACCTTGGCGTGACATTGCTGCAGCGGTCTTCACAGAACTCAACAACAAGTAGGACACAGACACAATGCCTGTACTCCAAAACGTACTTGCTACTACTATTGAGCGTAGTCGTAAGAAGCTCATAGTAGCAGCCATGCAGAGCAACGCGCTCATGGCGTGGTGCTTCGCACGTGACCGCATTGAGAATGAAAGCAGCGGTTACAACATCACTAATCCACTGTTGACTGGTCGCAATCCGACAGTGGGCAGTTATCAGTACTATGACAGTCTACCTGTACAACAGACGCAAGAGTTTATCAAACTAGAGTATAGGTGGTCGCGTATTGCTGGTACAGTCATCATCAGCAATCAGGAAGAAGACGAGAACAAGGGTGAACAAGCCGCTGTTAAGTTGCTTCAGGGTAAACTTGAAGCACTCGAACTCAGCATCAAGGAGAAGTTCAGTGCTTATCTTTACGGCCTTGGTGGTGGCAACGATCCTAATGGACTTGCTCTGCTTATACCTGACGATCCCACAACTGGCTCACTTGCTGGCGTTGATAGGGCGTTAGAAGTGCAGTGGCGTCCTAGCAGCTACGACTTCGCTGGCACACTCAACTCCACAAACATCGAAGAAGCCTACGACGACGTACTGCTTGATCTTAAACAAGGTACTGAGCGTCCTAAAGTCATCATCGCAGGAAGAAATCACTACCGCCTGTATCGTGCTGCTGTTCGTAGCAAGCTTACCATCCCGCTCACGAACACTAGCAGCGGCAAGCGCATGATGGACCTTGGCTTTGATGGTGTTAGTCACAACGGTGTGCCGATCATCTACGACGAAAGCTGTCCAGTTGATCGTGCATACTTCCTGAATGACACCTATCTCCGTCTACATATCCTCGGTGACAACAACATGAAGAATGTTGACTTGACAGCACCGTGGACGATTGACGGCTACGGCCAACGTGTCATCACGCAATGTCAATTCTGCACTTGGAAACAGTATAGAACCCACGCAGTCGTCAACGACTAAGGAGCATAAGATGGCTGAAACGCCGACAGGAGTAGTCAGCTTCCAAGAGAAGCGCGCAGCTTACAGCATGGACGAGCGTAAGAAGCCCGTTCCTGCATACACTATAGAGCCGATGAAGCGTAAGACTATCGTAAATCGAACAGTCAAAGATGAAATCGGCTTCCGCATTGTACCTACCGATGTAGAGGTTGAAGGCTACATGGTTCGCACACTGCGCGGTGATAGCGTGTTTCTGTCGCACGAAGATGTTGTGCGTTTGAAGCTCGACCGCAATCTTGTTCCTTTGTTGATCGAAGGCGGTGACGATACACCAGTAGGAATGCAGCAGATGAATGCTGCATTGTCAGACAAACAGAAGACAGCGCTCGATGTTCTCACGCGGCTAGTAGAGAACGATCCACAGTTGGTGGAGAAGTTGCTTGCGAGCAAAGAGCCAGAGCAAGTAGAGGAATAGACACATGGCGGTACAAGTTGCTATCCCCGGTATGCGTCGCATCAACAACCGTGTAGAAGCGTGTTGCTACGCGGCTGATGTAGGCGTTGACGGCATTACTACTGTTGACATTCCTGCACCTCCTGCAGCGCTTGCTACAGGTATCTTGAATGCACAGTCAATCGCTGCTGCTGGCACTTCGTCGCCGGTAGTTGGTTTCAATCCTAGTTCGCTAGGTCGCTATGGCCGTAACATCACAGTTGTAGCTAGCGGTGCTGCTACATCTAACGTCACTGTGTACGGCTTTGACTATCTCGGTCAAGCTATGAAGGAGAGCTTCACACTCACAGGTGCTACACCTGTTGTCGGCAAGAAGATGTTTGCTGACATTGTGAACGTGGCATATGGCTTGACTGCAGGTACAACTATCAATGTCGGCTACGGCGCTGTGTTAGGAGTGCCTTATAAAGTACTTGGCACGACGATACTCAGTGAGTTGACAAGTGATGTAACGCCAACTGCAGGTGCGCTTGTAGCTGGTGTATCTCCACAGACACTTACTAGTGGTGATCCTCGTGGCACCTACACACCTAACCTAGCTCCCGATGGTGTGCGTAGCTACAGGTTCACTTGTGTAGTAGACCGCAACAATCTACATGGTGCGGCCCACGTGATTGCGTAGTTCTGAGGGTGCGGAGAGGGCATGAGTGGTCTGTGTGGTTAGTCCACCACACAGGCCGCTCGTGTACACTACACACGTGGGGAGCTTGCAATGATTACATTCGGTGACATTGTTACAAAGGTGCTGCAGCGCTTAGCGCTTGTTGAAGGGCTTGACGCGCAGATATACGCAGAGCCACGCATACAGTTAGCAGTACAGCACAAGTTCGACATGTTGTTTAGAGAATATTGGCTACCTGACTACACCACATACCAAGAACCACACACACTCGATGGCGTCACTGGCACCATTACAGATGCCCTAGATGACAAGCTAAAAGACTGGCGCGATCTGCACAGTGTGTTTTGGGAAGGATCACACAAACCACTGCCAATAGCACCAATGAATGTACGAGACATTGACATTAACTATCCTAGCTTACGACCACTCGGCAATAACAAGACAAAGTGGTTTAGAGTGCTGCCAGTTAACACTATTGGCAAGGTGTACGTGACATATCGCACCAAGCCTAACGACTTTGAAGAAGACAGCGATGAGATATTCATGGACACGCAGTTGTTGATGTTAGGCACGTGTTGGGACGTACTTGAAGATGATGGCACAAATCCCGGTGCTAGCGATAAGTTTCGCATCTTGTTTCAGGATGCACTCAGTCAGTTCAATAGGCAGACTTTCAACATTCCACTTGATACTGTTATGTCATCACGTTCAACAGTCAACAGGTGGACCTGACTATGGTACAGATGCTTACGCGGCTCAAGCCATTAGGCAGACCAAAGCAGCCGCGGCCTACACCGAAGCTCAACAACACCACTATCCGTGACTTCGGTGGTGGGTTGAACGTAGTTGACAGTGAGCAGAACTTAACTAGCAAGTTCTCGCCAGTCTTCGACAACATGGTTACATACACCGACCGTCGCGCAGGTCCACGCTTCGGTTATGAGATGTGGCTGAAGCTGAAACAAGGTGTAGAGAGCAGTGGCACAGTAGCAGCAGCAGGAATAGCTACTACACTAGACAGCAGCATTGTTTCTGTTCTATTCACTGCGCATCCTTTTGTAGCTGGCGATCACATTACCATTGTGGGCATAGGTGGCAGCTTCAATGGCATCACTGCTGAGATGCTTAACAGAACTCATGGCATTCGTCGTGTAGTAGATGCTAACACGTTTGAGATAGTTGTAAGTGGTAAAGCAACAGCTACGGGTGTTAGCAGTGCATTCCCGCTGCACTGGACACGTGATACACATGCACTAGGCGGTGAGCCTGTTGAATGTCGCTACTTCGCTAATTTCGTACTACTGTGGACCAGTGCTGGTGAGATATTAACAATCGACCGCACAAAGACTATACAACGTATATGGAGCCAGAAGGTAGCTGCAGCGCTCCCCGGTGCACCTATTGGTTGGAGTTATACTGACTTCGTTGCACTTGACATATTCGGCAAAGAGTTGATCTGTAGCAACGGACACGATAAGCCACTGAGTATAGACTTCACACGTACAGATACAACGCAGTGGGTGTTGTACCTAGTAGACCCCGGCAACTCGTTTAGTAATGACAAGGTGCCCGCATTCGACGCTTGCAAGTCAGCATTCAGGTTCTTCACTGTACACGACACCGACCCATCACAGTATCCAACACACACAACAGAGATACGCATAGCGGCCAAGGATACTTCGATGGTCTACAGCGATGCACCTAATCCTAACGACGCTGTTGACATTGATATGTCTAAGATTGCTGCTAGTCCAGAGCAAACAGTGCGTGGGTTTGCTACGATCAAAGACGCACTACTGGTCATCTCTCCTAACTCGACAACTATGATGAAGCTCGGTCTGTACAACGATGCAGGTCAGCACGATCCACAACCCATCGACACCTTAAACGGCTTCGGCTCCAATGCACCTCGTTCGATAGTAGAGATAGGCAGCGATGTGTTCATGTTGGACTTCAACGGTGTGCCTAGTGCTAAGTTGTCTGCACTCAGCAACGCAGTTGTACCTGAACGTGTGAGCAACTATGTCGAAACGATGTTGAGCAGACACATTGGGCGTATGCGTAAAGACACTATGCGCTTGAAGGCGTTTGGCTTCTACGATGGCAAGAATAAAACAGTGCACTTCTACTTGCCTAAGTTCGACACACAAGATGTACGCAAGTTGACAGATGATCCGTTCTACTTCGACTTAGACATGGCTAGCCATCCATTCACACAGCACTCGCTAATACTGCGCCACGATGCGCACTAGTTGGAGCAGGGCGACTTTGTAGTTATAGCAGGTGCCACAGGGTTTAGCACAATCCTGCCAGAGCAAATCAACGGTACACGCAAAGTCCTAGGAGTGTTGAGTGAGAACTACTTACTTATAGAGATAGATGCACAACTACCAACAACGACGAGTACTAACACAAGTGGCGGCGGCAACATTGTCACTGTGCAACCAGTCATCGACGGCTCCATTGGCTACATCTACCACTACGTACCACAGTTGAAGCTGTTTGCATGGTCGCGCTTCAAGACTAAGGAGTATCTGCGCTTCAACTGCGGCTGCGGCACGTTGGAAGGTCGCGCATTCTTGTTCACACCTGACGGCTACATGATGCGCTATGGTTCACCTGAGAACCCTGTGTACGCTGACTGGTATGGCATGTACGATTTCGTTTCGTGGACAAGTGGGCAGACATATCACACCAAAGATCGTGTGTTCGATAGCCATGATGGGCTAGTGTACAAGTGTCTAGCAGATGTAACAACAACAGCAGCAGACTTCCAAACTGCTCGTGAGCTAGAACCTGATAGTTGGGAAGAATACAAAGGTGAACCTATCAGCTTCACGTGGGAACTGCCGTGGAGTGATTTCGGTGCTAGACAACATACCAAGGCACTGCGCTTCGTACATGCCGATGCTAACGGCCAAGCACAATTCACAGTCGAGTTGTTCTCTGACAACATATACAGAGATGCAGCGACAGGACAACTAACTCCTGCACGCTCTATCACCTTCGTGCCTAATGAAGCTGGCGCGTATGGTGCAGGTCAACAAGTATACGGCGCAGGACGTAGAACACGTGAACAGAAGCTATGGCAGATGCCAGTTAAGTGCAAACTGCTTAAAGTACGCACAAGCGGTGAGAGTACACAATCACTCTCAATCAGCGCGTACAGCTTCCTGTATCAGAAAGGAAGTGTAGTGCGCGGCTAGTAGATTATACTATGTAAGGGGTTGACATATAAGGCAAAATGTGCTATGTCTTACTTATACACAAAGAGAGAGATATTGGCTTCATCGCCGCTCGTCAGAGGGGTGATGTA